TTGTTTGACGCGAGAATTATGCTCCAGCTTACATCCCGCCAAGGCTAATACAACAAGAAGTAAAATAATTACTGAACATTTTTTCATTTTTCCTCCCCTCCGGTCAAAGGGCGCATAGAACCTCTTCCCTGTACTCCGAGGTGCTTTCTTCCCTTGTTATAGATGAGGCTATCATGGCATATGCCGTTCCAAAAATCCACCGCGGCCTTCCACCGCCCCGAAAGGGGCTTTTCTTTTGCCCTATGCGAACCTTGTTCACGGTGTGCTCACCTCCTCCCATACTGCATCATCTCTAAAATTCTATGGAGGTGCAGCGATGAAAAGTTCCCCTTTGGCTTTTTTCGAGCATGAAAAGTTCGGTTCCCTTCGCGTCGTCAGAAGAGATCAGGGTGAGCCGTGGTTTGTGGCAAGCGACGTAGCGAAAGCGTTGGGGTATGAAAAGCCCAATAACGCCGTTAATGATCACTGTAAAAAAGTGAATAAATTTAGTTACCCTAATTCGGGGCAGTTGCAGCCCTATAACATTATCCCCGAGTCGGACGTGTACCGTCTCGTCATGCGGTCGAACCTGCCCGGAGCGGTGGAGTTTCAGGATTGGGTCTGTGAAGAGGTCATCCCCTCCATCCGCAAGACGGGCGGCTACCTGATGGCCAAGCCGGACGATACGCCCGAAGCCATCCTTGCCCGCGCCGTGCTGGTCGCGCAGGACACCATCAGGCGCATCGAAGCCGAGCGCGACGAGGCGATCCGCACCAAGGCCGAAATCGGTTCACGCCGCGAGGCCACCGCAATGGCAACCGCCTCCGCAGCCGTACGCAAGGCTGCGGCTCTTGAGAACGAACTTGGGCGGGGCAGGGACTACAAGTCCGTGAAGGGCATCCCGTGGTTCCTTGACGTCTTCGCAGATACGCCAGCCGCGTACTCCGTCGCAGGACGCAAGCTTTCCGATATGTCCCGCCGTATGGATTACGAAATCCGGGAAATCGAGGACAGCCGTTTCGGGAGCGTGAAGGCGTACCACGTCGACGTGATCGAAGCCTTCCGGCTGTCCCTGAAAAACGACCTGAACATGCTGGGCAAGTACCGCCTTCGCCGTGCCGCATAGCCGAACTTTGTTCACGGTGATTTCGTCCCGGCTCTTTTGCCATGATGACCAAAACAACGGAGGGATACAGAGATATGGCCAGACCCAAAAAGAATACCGCCCCGGAAACAACGCAGGCGACGAAGACGGATACAGTGATGGTTGCCCTGAACCGGACGACCGGGATCACGTTCCCCATGCCCGACGGACGCAAGGTGCTCATCGAAGGCAACGCCGCCAGCCTGCGCGGAAAGGAAAAGGGCGTGCTGCCCGTGGGCGCGTTCGGGCTGACGCGGGTGAACGCCGACGATTGGGCGTACATTGAAAAGACCTATGGGCCGCACATGGAAATCTTCAAGTCCGGGCTTATCTTCGCGCAGGCGCGCAAGGCCGACGCCGTGGACGAGGCCGACGAAAGGGCGGAACTGCGCAACGGGCTGGAGCCCGTGGATGTGGAGAACGACCCCAAGGCGCAGACCGAACCGCTCCAGAGCAAGGCGGGGTTCTAAACCGTGGCTGTTGTTGTCTTTGACCCGCAGGAGTTCCGGGAGGCCTATCCGCGCTTCGTCGATACGAAGACCGGGCAGCCCCTCCTGACCGATGCACAGCTTCGGCAGGCATTCGACGTCGCCTGTCTGCTCTTGGACAACACAAACTCATCCCCGGTTCCTTATGATCCGGCCCACGGCGTCATGATCCGCAAGACGCTTCTGTATCTCCTCGTTTGCCATCTGGCGACGCTGGCCTTGTGGCCGATGGGGCAGGCCGGGCCAGTGGCCTCGGCGACGGAAGGAACTGTCAGCATCAGCTTCTCCGTGCCCCAGAACACCGGGAAAGCCTTTTACGCGCAGACGCCGTGCGGACAGACGTTTTGGCAGGCCATCCAGCCCTATGCCGTGGGCGGTCGCTACTATGCCGCCCGGTATTGGCATCCGTGGGGGTAATGGTGTCCGGAGAACTCGAAAAGCTGCTCAAGCGGTACATCACCCCCGATATCGTCGTGAAGGCCGGGGTGCTCGAAAATGCGACGCGGGGCGAAGGTGGTACTCCCGTCGCAGAGTATGCGGCGTACAACGAATACGGCGCAACAATCGAAATCCCTGAGCGGACGCAAACCTTGTACTTCAAGCGGAAGCGTGACGGCAGCGTCGGGAATCGGTTCGTGAAGAAGGGCAAAAGTGATTTTGCGCAGGATGCGACGGTCAAAGCCCACACCGTCACCATCCCCTCTCGGCCTTTCCTGCGCTCAACGCTCGATGCCAAGGCGGATGCATGGTGCGATAACCTCGCGGAAGCGTTGGAAGCCGGACGGACGCCGAAAGAGGCGATGCGGCTTGTGGGACGCCGCATGGCAGACGACATTCAAGCAACGATCAAGAGCAATATGCCCCCGGACAACGCCGAATCCACCAAGCGCCGCAAGAACGCCAAGGGCGCGGGAAAGGGGACGCTCATCGATTCCGGAAGCCTGCTCAAGTCCATCGATTACGAGGTAGTCAAAAGATGAATCTCCATGAACTTGTGCGTCCGCTTATCAGCATCGTGAACCCTTTCCAGTCGGTCGTGATTCTCGTCTCCACAGGCTTCACCATAACCGCGCAGTATGAGCAGGTCCCGGCATGGGCCCCCGCCGTTGAAGTCATGGCGCAGCCTCAGCCTGTCGCCGACAAGACGCTGCAATTCCTCGTGCAGCAGCGCCAGAACACGATCTGGCACGACTTTTATCTTTCAGGGGACTGGTCGGCCCTTGATCGTCCGGCGGAGCAGGGCGGCGATCTTCTCTACTGGGATGGCGCCGAGTGGCAGGTAGATCAAGTTCTGGAGCGCTGGAATCCCACGGCAGGCTGGACGAAAATCCGGTGCGTGAAGCTCCGGGAAACCGCGCCGCCGGAAGTCGGGGCCACGGAACCGCCCAAAGGGGGAGACGATGAGTGACGGCATCCTCGTGCAGGCCCTCGGCGATTTTTGTAAGCGTTACCTCGGCGATTCCGCCGTTGTTGTGCGCGGCTACGTCAACCGCGTGAGCAAGCCGAAGACGAAAAGCTACGTGCTCGTTACCCCCATGACCATGACGCGCCTCTCGACGAACCTGCATCAAACGGAGTGCGGCGGGACAGCCATCGTACAGCCGCAGCGCCGCCGGGTACAGCTCGACGTCTATGGGCCGACCGCCGCCGACCGCGCCCAAACGCTCGCAACGCTCCTGCGCGACGGCGTGGGGTGCCGCTTCCTCCAGACGTACGGGATTGCCCCCCTGTACGTCGAAGACCCGCAGGACATGACACAGGCGGAAGGTGACGAGCAGTACAACCCCCGCTTTATGCTCAATGTACTGATTCAGGCAAACCGCGTTGAACACGTTGAGATGGATACTTTTACCGACGCGGAACTTTCCGTGCATCCGCTGGCATAGCAAAAGGAGGGCGCAATGAGCGTCAATGCCGACAAACTGGTTCAAATCATCCCCCGCATTATCGAGGGCGGCACGCCGGGCCTGACCTTCGCCGGGCTCCTGCTTTCGCAGTCCGAGCTTTTGCCCGCAGGCAGAGTCGTGCAGTTCGCCAGCGCGCAGGCCGTGGCCAATTATTTCGGCTCGCTTTCGGAAGAGGCAAGCATGGCTTCCATGTACTTCTCCGGCTACGTGAACACGACGAGCCTCCCGGACAAGATTTTCTTTGCCCGGTACAACGGCGAGGCCGTGGGCGCATGGCTGCGCGGCGCGAAGTATACGGGCAATCTCGCCGTGTTGCAGGCCGTCACCAACGGCGCGATGGTCATTTCCATCGACAACACGCCGCACACGCTTTCCTCCGTGGATTTGTCCGCTGCGACCAGCTTCTCGCAGGTTGCGGAGGCGATCCAGACTGCGCTCACGACGGCGGGCGCGACCGGGGCGAAGGTGACGTACTCCAGCCAGACTGGGGCGTTCCAGATCGACAGCCCGACGACCGGGGCAAGTTCCGCCGTGGCCTTTCCGACGCCGCCGGAAGCCGGGACCGACCTCGGCGCGCTGCTTCTGCTCACCGAACAGTCCGGTGCCGTCCAGTCCGTAGGCATGGCTGGCCAGACGCTCCCCGACTGCATGACCAACGTGCTCCTGTACGCCCGCGATTGGGTGACGTTCGGGACGGTCTGGGAACCCGAACTTGACGATAAGATCGCGCTCGCACAATGGTGCGCCGGGTATGACACCCGTTTTGTCTATGTGATGTGGGATACCGACAACGCCGCGCAGGTCGCGGGCTCCACAGCCTCGGCGGGGTATCAGATTGCCAAGGTGCTCGAACTCGACGGGACGGTTCCCGTGTTCAACACGCCTGAACTCGCCGCGTGGGTCATGGGCACGGCGGCCTCCATCAACTTTGAAGAGACGAACGGACGGCTCACCTTCGCATTCAAGCAGGGCGAAGGGCTTGCCGTAACCTGCGACAACGACGAGAACTATGACGCGCTGATCGCCAACGCCTACAACTGCTATGCGGACTTCGCCACGGCCTCCAGCCAGTTCAAGTTTTTCCAGAACGGGCAGGTTTCTGGCAAATGGGGCTGGCTCGACACGTACCTTGACGCCATCGCCATTAAAGACGGCCTCCAGTTGAATCTTTTGGACCTGTTCAAGGCCGTAAAGTGCATCCCCTACAACGAGAGCGGCTACGGCATGATCCGTACGGCCTGCCTCGACACCATCACGCGTTTTCTCGACTTCGGGGCTATCCGCACGGGCGTGACCCTCTCGAACACCCAAAAGGTGCAGCTCCTCGCGGAAATCGGGCTGGACGTTTCCCAGACGCTTGAAACGCAGGGCTGGTATATGCAGGTCAAGGACCCCGGCGCGACCGTACGCGGACAACGCCAGTCCCCCGAATGCAAATTTTACTACATGGACGGCGGCAGCGTGCAGCAAATCGTCATGCCCGCCACGGCCATTCAGTGATGAGGTAAAACATGGCTGACAACTTCGGCAACATGACGATTACAGCGGCAAATTGCACGCTTTTCCTGACGGTTCCCGGGCTCTACGACAGTCCCGTGCAGATCGAGGGGTTCAGCACCGACGCGATGGTCAGCGTCGCCACGAATACCCCAGTCGTCGCGGAAAAGGGCGTTGACGGGCATACCTCTTTTGGTTGGGTCCCGACCAACAAAGAAGTTACGATTACCCTCGCTGCGGACTCGCCCAGCCGCCAGATCATGGAAGATTGGGCCACGTATCAGGAAACCGCCCGGGAAGTGATGCTCTGCAATGCCGAGTTCGCCATGCCGAGCATCAACCGGAAGATCACCGGGAAACGGGGCGGCCTCACCTCCGTACAGTCCAGCCCCAACGCCGCTCAGACCTTGCAGGCGAGCGCCTTCGTCATCACCTTTGACCAGTGGACCGCGAGTCCGCTTTAAACCGTGGAGGCCGTCATGCTCAACGAAAAGCTCATTGCCATCGACAAGGGCCGCGACGCCGGGAAGACCTTCAAGGTCAAGGAAATGCCCGTCACCAAGCTGGAAAAATGGGCCGCCCGTGCGCTGCTCGCCGTCTTCGGTTCCGAGATGCCCGCCGACATCCGAACGCTTTCAGCGTCATCGAACACCACCGCGCTGCTTTCCGCCGGGCTCCGGGGGCTCTCAGGGCTCCGGTGGGAACAGGCCGAACCGCTCTATGACGAGCTTCTCGGGCAAATTTACCGCGTCCCGAACCCCGGCAAGCCCGATGACGTCATCAGGCTTACCCCGCAAAACCTCGACGCCCATGTCGAGGATGTGGGCACGATCTACCGCCTGCGTTGGGAGGCTATCGCCGTCTGTCTGGATTTTTTGCATGGCGGCGAGGGCTTGACCTCCCGCCTGTCGCAGATCTTCAACCCCTCGGGCTCCGGGACTACGCAAACCTCCCCGGATGCGTCGGCATCCCGGTAAGCCGGAACCTCGCGACGTTGCACGAAATGCAAACAGTGTACGGCCTGTCCGATGCCTACGAGCTGATGGAAATCATCGCCGTGGACGGCCACAACCAACGCCTCTGGAGCAGATTCAATGAACGCAGGTGAACTCGTCGTTTCCCTCATCCTCTCCGCAGGGGCTTTCAAAGCTCAGGTGCAGAACGCCCAAAAAGGACTGGACGGCGTGCAGGCCGCAGCCGTTGACGCGGGGCGCGCGACATATGACGCAGGCGTCAAGGGGGCCCAAGGACTTGGCCAGTCTGCCGATGCCGCCTCTTCGTTGCAGGCCGCTTTTGAGGAAGCCGTGCAAAAAGGCCGCGAAATAAGTGAGGTTACGAAAGAGTATCAGCGGATGCGCGAGGAGCTTATCCGCACCGGAGCGGCAAAAGAACGTCTTGAGGCCCTAGATGCCGCCGCGAAAAGATTGGGCGTTTCGCTGGAAGACGCGGCGGACAAAGGCGCGTTTGGCTTTGAACGGCTCAAGAGCGTGGCAGCGCAGGCCCTCGCCGTCATCGGCGGCGTTTCCATCCTGAAAAGCTCCATAGCGCAGTATTACGAGCAGGCTCAGGCTATTGAGAAGACTTCGGACGCGCTCGGCATGAGCATTGAAGACTGGCAGGCATGGCAAAGGACGGCAGCCTCCGCCGGGGTTGACGCCGAGGAGCTTTCGACCCGGTTCATGGATCTGGGCGACTGGATGCAGGATCTCATCCTGCACGACTCGGGGCCGCTCAAAGACGCGACCAAAGACTTGGGGGTGAGCTTCACGGATGCGAAAGGGAAGGCCGTTTCCTTTGAAGAAGGACTCCTTCGTCTCTCCGACGCCACGTCAAAAATCGACCGCCAGAAAGCGACCTCAATCCTCACGCAGATAGGCTTCGACGAAAAGACCATCCCGCTCATTCTTAAAGGCCGCAAAGGGATTGAGGATCTTCTGAAAGTCCAGAAGGCTCAAGCCATCTACAGCAAGCAGGACATCGAAAACGCGAAGAAGCAACGGGAGGCGCAGCAGCGGCTCAATGACGCATGGGAGGCCATCTCAGCCCTTTTCGCCAGCACCGTCTCCCCTGCGATCACGTTTTTGACGAACCTGCTCGGCGACCTCCTCGGGTGGGTGAAAGAAAACAAGCAGTTCGTGATTCTCTTTTTTACTGGGCTGGCCGGGGTCATCACGACGCTCATGCTCCCGGCCCTGACCGCGATGGCGACTGCGGCATGGGCTGCGATTGCCCCGTTTGCGCCGTTGATTGCAATCGTAGGTGCGGTTGCGCTGGTTATCGATGATCTCATCACTTACATCCAAGGCGGTGAGTCCGCTTTTGGAGATTTTTGGAAGATGTTCGGTGAAGGGGACGAGCTTGGGGCGCGGTTCAAGTCTCTATGGGAAGGTATAAAAAGCGTTCTTGAGAGTGTCTGGGAGGCACTGAAAGCCATTTCCAAGTTTTTCATACTCATCTTTTCGTTGACCGGGGAAGGGGTCATCGCGGCAATTGATGGGATATGGAAGGGTATCACCAATCTTTATAATACGCTTGTCGAAATGCTGAATTGGGTAGCCCAGAAGCTCTACAACTTGCTTCCCGACTGGATCAAAGACTGGCTCGGCGGCGATGAGTCTTCGCGACCGGAAGAAACGAAGGCCGAGGCCAAGCCCGGCGGGGTCGCCGATTCGATGCGGGTTAGTGATGTCCGCCCGTCTATTCTGCCGCCGCAGGTGCGCGCCGGGGATGCGCGTCCGGGAAGCGTGAGCAACGTCAACAATTCGCGTCAGATGACGTCAACCACCAATGTGGGTGAGGTCAAGGTCTACACGCAGGCTACAGATGCGGAAGGGATGGCCCAAGGAGTGGTTCCGGCACTTCGTAATCAAACCGCGCAAGCAGACAGCGCATTCGGGTACTGACATGGCATTCGGCGCGCTCCCACCGGGACAGCCCGGCAACTGGTCGATTTTCGATAAAGACGGCGCCAAGGCCCTCGACTTCGACACATTCTTTTCCTGCTCGATCAAGGCCGAGAACAAAATCAGCTCCAACCCCGTCGAGAAAGGGAGTTTCGCGGATTACAACAAGGTCGCTTCTCCCACGGCGATATCGGTGGTGCTGGGCCGCACGGGGAAGAGCGACGAGCTTGCGGCGTTTCTGACGGCGCTGGACAAGCTGGCGGAAAGCACCGACCTCGTGAGCATCGTCACCCCGGAAAAAACGTTTCTCGACTACAACCTTGTCTCCTACGACTACGACCGCAAGGCCGAAAACGGTGTGGACAGGCTGCTTGTAGGGCTCATGCTGCAAGAGATCCGGCAGGTCGATCCGCAGTACAGCAACGAAACGATAAAGCCAATCAGTAAGGCGCAGGCAAAGAATCCGACCGACGCAAGCACCACGGATGCCGGGAAACAACAGGGGCAGACGACGCAAAAAAGCACACTGAAAAAGCTAGGCGAGGGGATTTTCGGATGATGACCGTACCGCTCCGACAGGAGCCGAACCAGAGCCTCCAGATTGTGCTTGGGGAACAGAACTGCACCCTCCGGTTTATCTCCCGAGGCGTGAACCTGTACTGCGACCTTGCCATTGACCAGACGGTCATCTGGTCTGGGTTCATCTGCCGTAACCTCGTCGGCTTGAAGCTGTACGACTATCTCGCCTTCCGGGGGCAGCTCTACTTTGTCGATATGCAAGGCGAAGAGGATCCGCACTGGTCGGGCCTCGGCGACCGATTCCAGCTCGTTTATGTCGAAGAAGGGGAAACGCTGTGAACACGAGCTTCACCAAAAAGCTGCTTGAAGCGCACATCACGCTCGCCGAGGGAGGCTTCAACACGGCTACCGGGCAAGGTGCGAACACCAAGATCATCCGGCTCGGCATGGATGTGGACATACAGAAGCCCGGCGGGAAAGAGAAGAACAAGGCCAAGGTCAAGATCTTCAACATGCCATTGGCGGACATGGAGACGCTGACGACGCTGGCGTTCAAGCCGTTGCAGGTGTCGAAAAACCGCATTGCCGTGTACGCGGGCGATGAAGAGCACGGGATGTCGCTGGCATTCTCCGGCGATATCGTGAGCGCCGTCCCGAACTTCAACGCGGCGCCGGACCCTTCTTTCGACGTCGAGTGCATCACGGGATACGTCGCCAGCATTACGCCCGTGCCGCCGTTGACGGCGCAGGGTGCGCAGGACGTTGCCACGCTCATGCAGGGGCTTGCGAAGCAAATGGGGCTCGCTTTCGTCAACAGGGGCGTGTCCGTTTCCATTCGCAATGTCGCCATCGTCGGGGGCCCGATGGAACAGGCGCAGCAGCTTGCCCACGATGCCCGTATTGACCTCATCGTGGATGATGGCGAGATGGTCATCTCCACGCTTGCGACGCTTCGCAGCGATGACGGCGGCTCGACGCCCCTCTGGTCCGCGAAAAGCGGCATGATTGGCTATCCGAGCTTCGATAACGAGGGCGTGACGGTGAAAGGCATCTACGAGCCGAAGCTCCAGCTTGGCGGCCCGGTGCGCATCGAGAGCATCGTCCCTCGCGCATCAGGCCTCTGGCAGGTCGTGAGCCTGAGCCACAAATTGCAGGCCGGCTATCCCGGCGCAACGCAGTGGGTGAGTCAGGTCAAGGCAAGCTATCCCGGCGCGAAGCCGAAGAAGGACAAGAAATAATGCAGGGACAACGCGGCCTCTCGACAAATTCCAGCGAGTACAACGCGCAGGACTTCATGATCAGCCAGATGCTCGGACGCATCGCAACGGCGGAACCCGTTCGCGTGGTCGCCGTCTCCGGCTCGGGCGTCTCCCCGGTGGGCTTCGTCGACGTGCAACCCCTCATCAACTTGGTGACGGGCGAACAGAAGGCGCAGGAGCAGAGCGTGCTCTTCAAGCTTCCCTACCTGCGCATTCAGGGCGGAAAAAACGCCCTCGTCATCGACCCGCAGCCGGGGGACATCGGCCTCGCCGTCTACGCCATGCGCGACACTGAATCGCTCAAAGAGAGCCGGGGAGTGGATGGGACCGTCAATCCGGGGTCAGCCCGCGCCATGAGCAAAGGCGACGGCTTCTATCTCGGAGGCTTCTTGAACGCCGCGCCGGAACGCTATGTCATGGTCGACGACGAGGGCGTCACCATCGAAGGAGTGGCCAAACTGACGATGCACGGGGAAACTTCCGTCCTGACGGCGGAAAATGGCCTCACCATCAACGCCGACGTGCGCATCAACGGCAGCCTCACGTGGACGGGTACGGCGCAGGGCGACGGCGGCCCGGCCCGGTTCTCCGGTGGACTCACGAACGTGGGAGGGACGGTTGAGAGCAACGGTAAGGTCTTGGAAACCCATGTTCATACCGGGGTCGAGCCCGGTTCCGGCATATCCGGACAACCACAGTAACGGGGGGTGTTATGCCTGATTTTCAGTACCAGCCGCCTACAGGACCGCTGTCCGGCAGCGAATTCGAGCGACAAACCACACGGTTCTTTCAGCAAGTGCAGGGAGCCGCAGACGCAGCACAGTCTACCGCAATAGCTGCACAGATCACTGCAAACGAGGCGATCGAGCGAGCTCAAGCATCAAACCTTGTCGACGGAAAGACCACGCAGGCCGACGCGGGCGGCGTGATCACCGTGAAAGATGTGGCGATTGGTGGGGATCTCGGGGATCTGGCGAGTGCGCGGGGGATATTCGACACGCTGTCCAAAGGCTCTGTTGATTGCAATACACTTACTGACCAAGGCGTTTACGCTATCACTTTTGTGGAAACCGTAAATGGGCCAGGATTTTCAGCTAAACTGATCGTCTTCAACGGAAAAAATAGCAAACTCACTAATCAGATGGCCTTGGCTATAGGCGCAGGAACTTCTGGTGCTGTTCGTGTTGCATACAGAGCAAGAAATAGTGAAGAAATTTGGTCTCCGTGGTCTGAGGGGATTTTAAGCGGGCGCATCGGCGACGGCATTCGCGTCACCAACGGCATCATCTCCGTACCCGAGATGCAGGGTGCGACGGCATCTACCTCCGGAACCAGCGGCCTTGTTCCGCCCGCAGCCGCCGGGCAAGCCAACTACGTGCTCTGTGGCGATGGAGAGTGGCGGGACATAGCGACGCTTGTCGCCGCTGCGCAGGCTCGGCTTGCTGAATCTGTAAAAGCGGAAGAAGGGGCTTCATGAATTTCCGAGCGGTTCTGAATATCCGCGCACTGTCTAATATTCGTGATGAAGTGCAATCATCTGCCGAAGTGGTAGATTCGGGGCTCCTGTCATTACGTCTTGATGAACAGTGGGATTTGACGCTCTCCGTGGGGGGCAATCTTGCTTCGGCAGGGGGGACTATGCGTATCGTGCAGGATGTCGCATCGTATGTACGCACATTCCAAGGAGAACTGTACTACGCGCAGCAAGACGGAATACCGTACTTCATGCGTGAGCTTGGGTCCCTCCCTCCCGCCGAGCTCGTGCGGGCGCGCTCGAATGCCCGCGCGCTTGAGGTCCCCGGCGTAGCGCAGGCGAATACGCAGCTTTCCCGGCTTGACCGCCGCGTTTTGACCGGAACAATCCGCATCACCACGGAAACGGGGGAAACCGCAGATGTCACAGTCTAGCATCAATTTTACCGAAAACGGCCCGGTCGTACCCGATACCGCAACCGTCCGGGATGCTGTGGAACAGGACTGGCAGGCAGCCTTTGACAATCGGCTGAACCCGGATCCGGCTACGCCGCAGGGACAGCTCATTGCCTCAGAAACGGCTATCGTGCAGGACAAGAACAGCCAGCTTTTGTTCCTCGCGAACATGTTCAACCCGGAGACTGCGGAAGGCATCTATCAAGACGCGCTCGCCAAAATTTACTTTCTGACCCGGCAGCCCGCACGCTCAACGGTCGTCCCCTGTACCTGTACGGGGCTTCCCGGAACCGTCATCCCCGGAATCGGCAGTGAAGCCCCGGCGCTTGCGAAAGATGCTGACGGAAACGTCTTGGTCTGTCAGTCGGGGGGGACGATCCCCCAATCCGGCAGCATTGTCCTTGATTTTGCCTGTCAGGTTCCGGGCCCCATCGAAATCAGGCAGGGAACCGTGACCACGATTGTGCGTACCATCCCCGGGTGGGATACGATTACAAACGCCGATGGGATCACCGGGCAAAACGTCGAGAGCCGGGCTGCGTTCGAGTCCCGGCGCTACGCCAGCGTCGCGAAGAACGCCAGGAGCGTCGCCGCCGCCGTCTATGCCAACGTCGGCGATCTGGATGGCGTGCTTGATGTCTGTGTGCGCGAGAACAAAACCAGCGCGCCGCTTGAAGTGCAGGGCGTTACGCTCAAGCCGCACTCAATCTATGTGGCGGTCGTCGGCAGCGCGACGGATAGTGATATTGCTGAGGCCATTTACGCCCGTTGTTCAGCCGGATGTGATTACAACGGCAACACCAGCGTCACTGTGACCGATCCGGTAACCGGAGCGGTCGAGACGGTACTCTTTGAGCGCCCGGAATCGCTCCCGGTGGGCATTCAGGTGACTATCCGCAAAAATGCCTCAATGCCGAGCAACGTCGAAGAACTCATCAAAACTGCCGTTGTCGCCGAATTCTACGGAGAAACCGCCGACGCCTGCGGAAATACGGGTCAGCGCGTTCATATCGGGGATACCGTGTATGCAAGCCGCTTTTATTCAGCCGTGCTCGGAACGGGTGTCACCGACTTGGTGAGTATCGAAATCGCGGCGCCCGTCGGCGAAGGCTCCCCACCAACATGGGGCGACTACATCACCATCAATATAGATGAAGCCCCCACGCTCGTCTCCGATAACGTCACTGTAACTATCATCGAAACGAGGTCGGGCCGTGGATAACTGGCGCGAAACGATACTTTCGCAGTACGACAACTCTGAACGGCTGCTGGCGCTCATCGAATCGATGAATGCCGTCATTGAGCCCACGGCGGATATTGCGGCGTTCTATGAGTCCGTCTTTGACCCAGAAACGGCATTCGGATGGGGGCTTGACGTGTGGGGACGCATCGTCGCCATTCCGCGTACGCTTGAAGTAGAGGCGACGGACATCAAGCCGTTCGGTTTCTCCGGTTCAAACCTCAGCAACTTTGGGCACGGTCCTTTTGCATATGAGAGCAAATCGAACACGTTCATACTTCAAGATAACGCATATCATCTTTTGATCTGGATGAAAGCAGCTTCGAACATCACCGACGGCAGCCTCCTAGATTTGAACAAGATCGTTCATTGGCTTTTCTCGGATCGCGGTCATATTGCCGTCGTGCATGTCGGAACGATGAAAATACGCTACGTTATCGACTTCAAGCTCCAGCCATACGAGCGCGCGCTTCTCCTGCGCGATGACGTTCCCCCAAAGCCTGCGGGCGTCGGCTATGACGTCTATCAAGTCATCCCGAAACATACCTTCGGTTTCGCCGGATCCGGCGGTCAGAATTTCAACAACGGCGTTTTTCAGCCGTATGGAGGCCCTGTAGATGCCTATTCCCTCGACTCCTAGCATCATGCCCAACGTTTTGGGATATGCAGCGGATACCGTGCAGATCCCTGAAACGACCCCGACAGGTCAAGGCGTTCCTTCTTTCCGGGATCTCTTTCCGTTCATCACCCAAGTCGACCCGGACGCGGGCGGCGTCATGGTCGAACGGGCATGGATGAATGCGCTTTTCAACCTGTTGGGGCAGCACGCCTTTTTCCAGCAGTCCGGCTGCATCTACCCGTGGCAAGCTACGCTGAACTATATCGGGGGCTCTCATGTCAAAGGTAGTGATGATGTCGAGTACATCGCGTTGCAACCTTCCGGGCCAGATGTGTCGGGAGCTGGAGTGAAAGACCCTACTCTAGAAGCGAATCGCAATTACTGGATATCTCTCTCGTCTTTTGTCTCCGGCGACTTTGTTCCAGATTCGCGGCGCGTCATCGCCGGAACCGGCATGACTGGTGGCGGACCGCTCTCAGCTGACGTGACGCTCGCAGCGAAGCTCACGGACAGCGTGAGTCTGGCGGATTCAACGACGGCGGCGTCCGCCACTGCGGTGAAGACAGCTTACGACTTGGCGAACAGCAAACAGGCAAACCTTGGTTTTACGCCCGTGCAGCAGGGCGGCGGAACGGGGCAAGGTACCAATAAAGTCTACATAGGTTGGGCTACTGACGCGAGCGGGCTCAAGGCGCAGGCTGACAGCACTGACCTTGGAAACATCGTAACAACAGCAGGGGGAACGATAAAGGCTCCACAAGCTGCGTTGGCAGACCGTGCGCAGGTAGCTAACACTTCTGAAGCTCTCGCTGTTACTGGTTGGGGGAACGTAAAGTGGGGAAGCACTCCGTATGAGCAATCCCCCTTATACGTGTGGTGTTTACCGACTGGCGGATCTAACATGCAGCCTTGTAGTCCCAGCGTTATCTCTGCTGGTGCGGCAAACTGGTGCATATATACTCCTAATGTTGCTATTGGTGATAATTCCGCAGTGCCTCAAGGAGGAACGTGGAAGTATTTTTCTTGGGGATACGATGCTGCCGCTAACGGTGTTGTTGCAGGTGGAACCAGTATCTCTTATCGCTTCATTGCCATCAGAGTATCATAAGGGGAAAATATGGATTACGGACAAATCATCCACCGAACCGCTGACGATTCTTATGTCATTACAAAAAACGGCATGCCTTACCATGTCTATCCATACGCCGTAGAGTTTGCGGAAGAATGGGACGCCGTGTTCACTTATGCAGAGGCGCATCCGGAGATGGTGACCGAGGAACAACCGTATGTTCCGCCTGTACCGACACTCGAAGAACTCGCGGCTAGCGTACGCGCCGAACGCAACAAACTGCTTGCTCTCACCGATCATCTTGTCATGCCGGACTATCCAATCTCACAAGAAAACCTTGAAGAGATCAAGGTATATCGGCAAGCGCTCAGAGACATTCCGCAGCAACAGGGTTTCCCGTGGAATGGGCCGGATGATCCGGCGTGTCCGTGGCCTGTAGAGCCGTGATTTGCAAAAATGGTAGGCATGGCTAGACTCTTTAGAAACAAGGAGGAAGGTCATGCCGCTACCTATGCCAGAGGAAGAGGAAAACTTGCGTTGCCCGCACGGTGAACGTGTTCAAGCCCTGATGCTATGTTCTCTGGACTGTGCCGTGTCGGGTGCTCATCCAGACAGGAAAGCAAAGGCCGATGGTCGGTTCATCATCACGCCGTGGTGGTGCCTGCATAAGTGCAAATGGATGCCAGAGCATCGGGACGAGATCCGATTCGTGGCGAAAAAATCGAATTGAAGACACAAAAAATTTCCCCTCCCGGCGAACCGAGAGGGGTGATTTTTGCATTCACACAGCATACCGATGCTGCACCCGCCGCAGGGGAAGCCGTCCACGGTGCTGGTGACGTGGGCGCAGGTCTTGCACTCGCGGCGCGGTTCCCAATTGTCGGCATCGCCGCCGTTTGCCTGTGCGCAGGCCATGCAGGGCTCGGCCTTTTCCGTGCCGTCAGCGGAAAGGTATCGGCACGACAGGCAGGTGCGGGCGTTGGCGACGGGCGGCGCGGGCAAGGTGAGCACTTCCGCCCGGCCTTCGCCGTTGTCCGCGGGCTTGTCCGGGGTGACGAGTTCAAGGCGGTGCTGCCGCTCCTCGGCGGTCATCGGGCGGCGGCTGATTTCCTTGCCCGTCACGGAATCGCACCATACGACCTCCATCGTCGTCCGATCTTCAAAGCGGTCGCAGGAGACGGTTTCAAACCGTTTGCCGGAACGGTATTCCGCTGCCGCTTCCGCAGCCTTGGAGACGGAAAGGTCGATGCGTGCCTTGTAGTCCTTCTTCACGGCGAGCAGTTCCGTTTCCAGCTTGTCGCGTTCGCGCAGGGCGTCCGCCATTTCGGAGCCCAGATCAAGGAGCTGTTCATCGGTGAGATCCACCAGCACCTCGATGTTTTCCCGCCCGCAGGCGCGCACGTCATGCGGCCCCGCATCGTCCGGGATGAGCCCGGTGTCTTCCCACGCCTCGCGCAGGATGTCGCAGGCGATGGTATCGCCCACGTCTATGTCCTCGGCGTCATGCAGGAAGGCGTCGGTAGAGAGTTCCGTACCGTGGCCGTGTTTGTCCGAGACGATGCAGCATTCGCCGTCTTCGGAGAACTCATGGATGGTGAGGGTGACGCGGACGTAATCCGTGGCGTCCTGTTGTTCCTGACTCATGAAAAGTCCTTTGCCGGGGTACATGCCCCCCGGCGGGCTCTATGGGGACGGCGCGGGAGGTGGGCGCCGGAAGGTTAGAAGACAGTGACCACGCCGACCGTGCGGAGCATGGCAAGCGCCTCCTGTACGGTATCCTCATACTTCGGCGCGTACTTGACGCTGAGGGTCAGGGTACAAGCCACGTTCACGGGCGGGGCGAAGGGAAAGCCCTCCTCCCGCTCAATGAACGGATCGGGGCGCGGTTCCGCAGGTTTGACGACGTGGGCGGGCTTGCTCTCTTCGCGGGCCTCGGCTTCCGCCGCATACACCTGCCCGATGATGCCCGCGGCGTCCTCGCCGGAAATGTCCGGCGTCAGGCAGGCCGCAAACTTCGACAGGGGAAGCGCGAAACCGTGTTGTTCCGCCTGAGCCTTTGCCGTGGCCTCCACCAGCGCGATGCGGTCGGCTTTGGCCTGTTCCATCCGGCGGGTTTCTTCGCACTCCCGCTTGTATGCGGCGATGATCCGTTTGATATCCTCGTGGATCTCGGCTTGCCTCGTGGATTTGTTCAGCCATGAAGGGTTGATGGGGATGTCCAGTTCCGGCACGCCTTCACAGCTCTTGATGTTGTCGACGACACACTGGACGGCCGCGCGCCGGCCTTCACGGTCGCGCCGCTCGAAGTCCTTGACCTGCGTGTCCAGCGCAGCGCGGGCATCCACGATGCGGGCGATCAGCGCCTTGACCTCGGCGTCGAACCCGTCCAGCGGCCCGGCAATCCGCCGCTTAATGTCCTTCCGGGCGTTGTCCATCCGTTCCTTGAGCCTGTTCAGCCCCGCCATTTCGTTTTTGATGGCGGGCACGTCGGCTTCCTGTACCTCCAGCCCCGCATACTGGGCTAGGACGGTATCCAACAGCGTGGACACGGCGTCCTTGTCCCATGTGATGACCAACGGCGTCGCGGTGACGTTCAGGTCCAGCAGGGCGAGCCCGGCGGGTTGCTCCTGCGCGGGCGGGAGGGCTTCCAGAATTTCTGCGGTCTGTGCCATATTCTATCCTATTGGTTTTGCCTAAAAAGGCACGTCATCGAGGCCGGAGGCTTCGGAAGGGAAGGCGGGGCCGAGGTCTTCATAGTCGGCGGAGTGCCGCCTCTGTGTCTGGCGTCCGCCTCCCTGTCGGCCCTGTTGCCCGTCGCCGTCCGCCTTGCGGTCGAGGAACTGGACGCGCTGCCCCTGAATCTCGGTGACGTAGCGGTCCTGCCCTTGCTGATCCTGATACTTGCGGGTGGAGAGCCTGCCCTCGATGAACACGAGGCTCCCCTTGGCGAGGTACTGCGAACAGGTTTCGGCCTGCCGGTCCCAAAAGACGACCTTGTGCCATTCCGTCTTGTCGACCTTCTCGCCCCGGTCGTTGGTGTAGCCCTCATCCGTAGCCACGTTCAGACTGCATACGGGCTTTCCGGCCTGGGTGTAGCGCATCTCGGGATCGCGCCCGAGCCTTCCGATGATCATCACCTTGTTGAGGCTGCTCATACAATCTCCTGCTGAGGGAAAGAAAAGCCCCGCCTGATTATCAGGGCGGGGCTGTTGTTACGCGGCGCATTCCTTGTCCTGCGCTTCGATCTTGCGCTGCCGTTCCCGGTAGGCGGCGTAGATGGCCTCACTGGCCGGGTGGTTTTCGGGGATGCCGAGCCGGGTTGCCGCCTCCTTGAGCGCGGTTACGCTTTCCGCCGCTTCAAAGGCGGCGATCACGGCGTCCAGCGGCACGAATTCGGGCGGGGTTCCGGCTTCGGCTTCGGCCTTGGCCTCGATCTCCCGGCGCTTCTTGCCGAACATGTTCTTGACCGCCTCGTAGTCAGGGTGTCCCTCGGTAATCCGATGGCGGTTGTAACAGGCGACGAACCCCGTACCGTCCCGCACTTCGCTCAACTCCTTGGCGAGGGCGGCGAGATCCACGCGCTCGGGCTTGGACTGCGGGGCGGGCTCGGGGGCGTTACGCCGGGGCGGTTCCCGGTCGTCGTCCCGCCTCCATGCGCCTTCCCCGTCGTCATCGTCGTCGGCCACCACGCCGACCAGCGCCGAAAGGGAATAGCGCCGGGCGTAGGTGATGGCGCTGCCCATTGACTGGATGGCGTTCTTGGAGCCCGTGTTGTCGTAGGGCATCCTGCATTCCGATGCCAGCCATTGCCCCGACTCGTGCATCAGCATCGTCCTGACGTGCGCAACCCCTTCCGAGGGGAGGACAATCTGCGCGATGGAGAGGCCGTGCTTCGGAAGCACCTTGCGGACGGCATCGATCATTGCCGTCAGGTCAGCGTATTTGCGCTTGAGCTTTCCCTCCTTCCCGACGGCGGCGGTGGAGTTTTTTTCTGCGGGCTCAAGTTCTCCCTGCGCGGCGGCAAGGGCCTTCGCCAGTTCGTTGATCTGTTCGCTGTGGGTGTCGCACATATACTTACTCCCCGCACTCTTCCGTTTCCGTGTGCTTGCGCCGGTTTCGCGCAAAGGCGGCATTGCCCGCCGCGATCATCAGTTCCTCGTCCGTCCAAGGGCCGTGTTCTTCGCCGTAGGCGTCGTCCGTCCAGTTCATCGCATTGCCTCCGTGAACGGGGCCATTCGTTCAAAGAGTTCCTGATCCTGCCGCTCAAAATAGCCCACGAGCAGAAAGCAAAGGAACAGGAGGAGCACCGCCAGCCACGGCCTTTTCCAGATGTCGATCTTCATGCCGCCGCCCTCCGTGCCATGATTTTAAGGTAGTTGGCCTTTGCCAGAAACGACCGTGCGGCGTTCTCGCACGCCGTGACCAGCGTTTCGGCGGTGTAGTATTCCGCGCAGGACGAGCAGATCCAGAAGTCGCGGTGCCTTCTGAGCCTCACGGCCTTGTCGTACTTGAGCTTGCAGTGCGGGCAGAAAATGGTGGCGCTCATGCGACCCTCCTTGCGTTGAGCTTTTCAATCCACAGGCCGACGACTTCGGCATCGGAGACATGCCCGGCGCGTATATCATCATAGAGCGCGATGAGTTCCGCCGCGTTGCATTCCCCGCCGCATTCCGGGCAGGTGAACAGGCCGTTTTCATAGGTGAGGCTGTGGCGTTCGCCCTGCTCAAGGCAGTTGGGGCAAGGGAAATGCTCCCGGCTCAGGGCCGTGTCGCGTGCCAGCCGCGCGGCAAGGTTTTCTTCCGCGTCGCACTCAATGGCGCGCATGATGCAGTCTTCCGGGTGATAGCAGGTTCCAAAGGCCCCCTCACGTCCGCAGTTCGTGCCGTAACACATGGAAATACCCTCGTTTTGATGTTTGGCTTGGCGTCCCAAACCCAATGAAAAAGCCCGGTTGGTTCCGGGCTTTTCGATGGGGCTAGGCGTGAAAAAAGGCGGCTCTTTCGAGTCGCCTTGATTCGGTCAACGTGTTGTGCGGGTTAGGAGTGCTTGCGCTTCCTCGTGCCCAAATAAATTCCATAGCCTGTTGCGGCAATAATGACCGCCAACCAGATGATCCAACCTGTCATTCGTCACCGCATGGAACCCCCGGCGGAGCCAATCCCCGCCGGGGCGCGCTCCCATGCGGGGCGGTGAATTGTCAGAAAGTCAACTGACCGCCCGGATGTAAAAATTCGTATTTCATCACGTTTCACGGCCCGATCTTTGTGTCGTAACCGTGGGCCCTGTTGGTCGGCTCGGCCCCCGTCGCTTCGGTGCGCTTTGCGCTTCGGCCTTCTTTTCAGCCGTTTTTCCGTCCCGCCGTCCCTACGCGGCCTGTCTCCACATCACCCCATTTCCTGCCGTCGCGTGCTTCCCGCTCCCAAAGGCTTGCGCTTGCCGTGCTCGTACTTGTTGGGGCTTCCTCCGTCCGGTTCCAGCTTTCGGCGGGCCGTTGCCGCGCCGGGTTCGCCTTCCCCGTGCGTCGTGAAAACAGTGTACATTTTGGTGAACAAAAGTCAATGAAAAACGTTCATCAAAAACAACAAAAATTCTCATACAACAAAAATTGACATCCTCCCCACTGGCTACCAGCCATGTACACAAAAAACAACAATTAGATTTTCAAAATGTTGCGTTTATGCTTTTTAAAATGTACAATATGTTCATGAAAGCAACGGAAATTATCGTATCGTTTAAGGAGAGCTCTGGGCTTTCTGTCGATGAACTCATGCAGCGTGCTGGTATCAAAAGCCGGACACCATACTACAACATGATTTCAGGGCGTAAGCCTGTGAGTTTAACCATCATTGACAAAATGCTTCGCGTCTGCGGCTACACGCTCACGCCTACGCCCATATCTGAGGTTGAAACTCCCAACAACGAACCCGAAGAGAGGTCAATCACCTGATGGAAACGGAGACGGCTGTGCAGCATAAAGGGAGGAAGGGAGAATGCCGATCCTGATTTGCCAGCAGTGCGGTCGGATGTTTGAGGTGGCTCCCAGCCGTGAGCATTCGGCAAGGTACTGCTCGAAGGAGTGCCAGCTTGCCGCCACCCAGAAAAAAGAGGCCAAGTGCGAATGCTGCGGAAAGGAGTTCAATCCCCTTAACCGCAAGAACCCGCGTTTTTGCTCCCGCATCTGTGCCAGCGCAGCGCAAAGCGGCTTGAGCCTGGAAGCGTATCTCGCAAAAAAAAGCTCAGCCAAGGCAGACCCCCGCGAGGGCAAGCACCTGTGCGCTGGGGTTGCGGGAAAGAGCTGCGGGCGGTGGATCACTGATTACAGGTGCCCTGAATGCTGGGAGAAGCTGCGTAAAAGTTCCGACGCTGAGGGGCTTCCCTCATACGAATTCCACGGAAGAAGATCCGGGGGTATGGAATGGGACTGGTAGGGCCGGGGCCCTGCCTTCACGGGCGGCGCGTCCTGTGCTTTGCTGACTGGTCGAAAGAGTACAGGGTGCCGCCGTGGTTCACGAGAAACGGCTACGTCAAAGACGTGAACTTCTGCCGCCTGTACTGTGAGAAGAGGCAGGACATGATGAAGGTAGAGCTTGAGGCAAAAGAAAAGGCCCTCTGCGGGAACAGGGGCCAAACGAAGGGGAATATGATGCGGATACATCAAAGGACTAAATGGAGTATCTCGTTAATATGCCGTTCCGTCAAGGGAAAGGTGTGATATGGAACGCGGTTTTTTCAAAATCTATCGCAAGATTGAGGACTCGAAGTCGTGGAGCCGGGGCGTGCTGTATCGCGGCCTTATGATCTCACTTCTCGAAAAAGCGAACTGGAAGCGCGGTTTTTTCCATGGGCAGGAAATCCTTCCCGGTCAGCTGGCGTTCAGCGGGGAGTGTCTTGCTGACGAGCTGGATATACCCAGAACATCGGTTGTTCGCATGTTGCGGAATCTTGAGCTTGACGGCTTCCTGACACGCTCAAACATGAACAACCGATATACACTTATAACGATAACAAATTGGCAGAGTTATCAAGGTGTAGAAAACGACTGTGGTCAACCGATGGTCAACCAACGGTCAACCGATGGTCGACCAGTGGACACTATCAAAGAAGGTAAGAAAGAAAGAATAAATACAGAGCGTGTGTTTAACGCGTGCGCGCGCGTTGAACGCTCGACGGAAAAACCAGAGCCGGAAGCCGTGCCTTCCCGTCAGCCTTCGGTGGCGTTTGACGAGTTCTTCGAGGCGTTCCCGGAACAGCACCGGGGAAGCAGGAACGAAGCCGCGGGCGAATGGATGGCCCTTGAGTCCAACCGTGCCCTTCCCGGGTTGCCGCGCATCCTCGACGCTCTGGGCCAGTGGGAGGACTCCGAGGCATGGAAGCGGCAGGGCGGCAGATACATCCCCACGGCGGCGAATTTCCTCAAGCGGGAATACTGGCTGCGAAAACCTCCCGAACCCACTGAACAGGACGGCAACGGCAATCAGGCGCGGCCCCGGGCGGCTACCGTAGCACAGCAGCGGGTGCAGGATAACGACGACATGGCGAAAATGCTTTTACAGGCAAGGAGGGCTCAACATGCACAACCCGGACTTTACGCTTCAACTGCTGGTCAATCTGGCGCTGCACTACCCGCAGGCAGGTAGGACGCCTGCTCAGTTGCAGATTCTGGCCGAGGATTGGGCCGAAGACCTCGCGGAGTTCTCGCCCGACGTTGTTGAAAAGTCCGTCAAGCAGTACCGCCGCGAGTCTCCCTACTTCCCCACTGTAGCCGACATCTGGGCGCGTTGCGACGAATTGCGGCGGGGAGAAGCGGCGCGGGCTGATGCGTTGGCCCTGCCCGGCAGGACGTTGACCCGTGAGGAGCAGCGGATGCTCAACGGCGAGTGGTGCGCGAAGATTCTAGCCCTGTGGGACAAGATGGACGCCCGGAAGCAGGGAAGGCCCGACACGCCGCTGGACGAGCAGCTTGCCAATTTGCGGGCGTTGGGGGTGGAGCAATGACGGCCTACCGCTTTGTTCTGAACTGCACGCCCACGGCACAGGCCCGAGTCCGGCACGCCGTCCGTTGCGGGCACAGCGTGGCTTACAAGTCCGCCGGGCAGAAGAGCGCGGAAGCCGTGCTTGACGATCTGCTTTCGGAGCTCGCCCCGGAAAAGCCTTTAGACGGGCCGCTCGCGCTCGAATTCATCGCGGGGATGCCGATACCTGTATCGACCTCGAAAAAGGATCGTGAGGCCATGTTGCGCGGAGAAATCGCCCATACGAAGAAGCCGGACCTCGACAACATGGCGAAGCAGCTCAAGGATGCCATGTCCCGCGCCGGGTTCTGGGGCGACGACAGGCAGGTGGTGTCCCTGCGTTGCTCGAAATGCTACGCAGCAGTCCCGCATTGGGAGGTAGCCGTGTACACACAGGAGGAAGCGCAATGAATGAACGAAAATTGCTGCTCGGCTGGAAGGCCATCACAGCCTACACCGGAGTTAGCCGCCTCCTCATGATCCGCTACGCCTACCCCGTCCACGACTGCGACAGGGCAACTCATCACGGGTACGGCGTCTGTGCCTATACCGACGAGCTTGACGCCCACAAGGAGGCTACCAGTGCATAACATCGACATCACGATACTTGGTGAAAAGGCTCTTGCGGCACTCATGCAGCGGCTGTCGGAAGCACGCGGGAAGCACCCTGTTTTCGCGGAGGGCAAATACCACGCGCTCGGTGTTATCGGGGAGGAGTACCGTGAGCTTGTACACGCCGTTGAGCACGAAACCCCGGAGCGTATCTGCGACGAAGCCCTCGATGTAGCTGTGACCGCACTGCGGCTATGGCTTGGGGAACACAAGGTTGGTGCTCATGAGTGACGTGTGGGTGAGCCAGTTCGAACTGTCAGAGGCCATCGGTGACGTGGGGGCGGTCATCCTCTGCGCACAGTGCGGTGGCCGTTCATACTTTATCCCCCGGAAGCCCACAGGTTTTCTTCTGGAGTTGCTTGGTCGGCAGCGTATGGCGGCCCTCTGTACAGAATTTGGGGGGATGCAGATCGTCGTGCCCAACCTGCGCCGTGGTGAACCGTTCAAAGGACGTATCCTGTCCCGTCTTGAAGCAGGGGAGAAGCCGGACGCCATCGCCGAAGCCCTTGGCGTAACCACCCGGTACGTCCGTCGGCTCAAAAAGCAGCTTTGCGGGAACCCGGAACCACAGCAGCAATATCGGCTGTTGTAGAATCTTGTTCACGGTGTCCTCCCCCTATTCTCTTGTGCGAGAGTGGACGCAGGAGGATATTTTTTATGGCTGTTCTTCCCTTGCGCCACTTCTCTCCGGTCGAATTCCGCTGCAAATGCGGGTGCGGCACGGGCATGGAGAAGATGGACGCCGACCTGCTCCAGATGCTCGATGAGGCCCGCGATCTTGCGGGCATCCCGTTCCCCCTTTCTTCCGCGTACCGTTGCCCCAAGCACAACAGGGCGGTCGGCGGCGTGCCCACGTCGGCCCATACGCGCGGCTATGCCGTGGACATCCGCTGCGTGGATTCCCATTCCCGTTTCGTCATGCTGCAAGCCCTGCTTGAAGCCGGATTCCGGCGCATCGAGCTGGCTCCGACATGGATTCATGTGGACAACGACCCGGACAAGTCCCGCGACGTGGCCTTTTACCAGCATGGAGGCAAGTACTGATGGAAGCGACCGTGATTGATTTCATCCTTTCGACCTTGATGAGCCTTTCCGCGCAGTATCCCGATGCGGCGTGGCTCGTCACCGCCCTCGGCGTGTTCATGACCGTGTGCGGCCTGTGCGCCGTGGCCACCGTCTGGATGCCCGTGCCCAAGGAACCGACCGGGCTTTATGCCGTCTTCTACCGCTGGGCCCATGCCCTTGCCGCACACTTCGGGCAGAACAAGGGCGCCGTGGCTGACGGCAAGTCCGAAACCGTGAAGGCCGAAGTCAAGGCCGTGACGGGAAAGTGATGTGCGGGCCGTCCTTGAGTTCCTTTCATCGCTCGCCGGGCTCCTCAAGCTGTGGCTGCGTCAACGGTACGGCGAACGCCGCGAGGCTGATCGCGCTGCTGTGCGTGATGACGCTGGCGGCGAGTGGGTGCACTCGATGGGTGGAACCGACCGCCGCGACAAGCCCGGCTCCGCTGACGCCGGGGGCCGTCGTGACTGACGGCTGGTCATATCGCTACGGCGGCGAGACGTTTACCGAGCCCGGCGAGTGGGTGCATCTGCCCGCTGGGGAGGCCGGGAACTTGCTCCTGTGGATCAAGGGCGTTGAGGCTGGAAGCTGATGGAGCATACACTGGACCATGAATCCCGGCTTTCCCGCATTGAGGCATTGCTCGAAGCGCTCAACCAGCGGCTTGACGACGCGATACTCACGCAACTCCGCGATCATGGAAAACGCATTCTGGATCTTGAGGATCATATCTCGGTTATGGCCGAGACGTGCGCGCGGGAACGCGGGGAGCGGCAGGGCAGCAGGACAACGGCCATCGCCATTATAACCGCCCTCTCGGGAGTTGGCGGTTGCATCGGTGCCATTGTGGGCCGGATGTTTTGAGAATGCCCTGTGCATGAATGGACACCTACGCGCTCCAGCGTCAGCTTCTTCAGGCGGAACTTCTTCCAACGGAAAAGCTTGTAGGTATGGTGCTCGCCCTACACATGGACAAGCGGACCGGAAAAATCCGCGTGCGGCAGGAAACCGTCGCGCAGGAGTGTGGCGTGTCTGCGCGAACAGTGCGCAGGGCCGTTGCTGCGCTCGTATCCTCCGGGGTGTTCGTCTCCGTGGCAACCGGACGCTCCTCGGTTTTGGTTGCTGGTTCTGGAAAGAGTACTGGAAGAGTGGACCGGCCACCGGTGTCCTATCAGACCGGTCACGGGTGTCCGCAATTGAAGCGGAAAAGGGCCCCTTGGGAGTATGATTTGGCGCACAGTACGAGGCCCGAGGAAGAGGAGAAACGAGGGCATGAAAGGTTTTTGAGAGAACAGGAAGAACGCAGGCCAAACGGGGGGTGCGACGATGGCTGCACGATTTGATTGGGAATCCATCCGTGCCGAGTACGAAGTAGGGGCGAGCCAGTCCGATCTGTCCAAGCGTTACGGTGTGAGCCGGACAGCCATCCAAAAGCGCATCCGGGCCGAGGGCTGGGTGCAGGACATTTCCGGCACCGTGAACCGCATGGCGGAGGCCAAGGTTGCGGGCGTGGTTGCAGGCTGCAACCCTCAAAAAAAGGCCGAAGCCTTGGACCGCGCCGCCGAAGCCAAGGCCGCCGTCATCACCCGCCACCAACGGGAGTGGGATCGACATCAGGCCCTCATTGATGAGGCGTTGTCCCTGGGCAGCTTCGACAAGGCCAAGCTCGCCAAAATCACAGCCGAGACGATCAAGATCCGGCAGGAGGGCGAGCGCAAGGCGTGGGGCATCGTTGACAAAGCCGCGTTGGATCACACTTCATCCGACGGTTCGCTATCTCAGCGTCCGGTGGATCTCTCGCACCTCTCTCCGGACGAGCTGCTTCGCCTGACAAAGGAAGCCTTCAAAACGCCGGATCATGAGTAGCCCCGCCATCCTTTCCGATATCCGGAAGGCGCTGGCCCGGAGCTGTCTCGCGGCCTTCGTGCGCTACACCATGCCCGGCTACCGCATGGGATGGGTGCATGAGGAAATCTGTTCCGAGCTGGACGCCTTCCTTGCCGATGTCGTAGCTGGACGTTCCCCGCGCCTCATGCTGACCATGCCGCCCCGCCACGGGAAAAGCGAGCTGGCCTCCCGCCGCTTCCCGGCCTACGCCTTGGGCCGCTACCCCGATCTATCCGTCATTTCAACGAGCTACGCCGCCGACCTGTCCTCGCGCATGAACCGCGATGTTCAGCGTGTCATCGACAGCCCGGAATACCGGGAACTCTTCCCGGGAACAGCCCTTTACGGCAAGAATATCCGCACCGTCGGGAACGGCTCTTATCTCCGCAACTCGGATATCTTCGAAATCGTGGGGCACGCTGGCTGCTACCGTTCCGCTGGCGTGGGCGGCGGCATCACGGGCATGGGTGGGCATATCGTCATCGTCGACGACCCGTTCAAGGACCGGGCGTCCGCCGATTCCCCGACCATCCGCCAGAACGTCTGGGACTGGTACACGTCCACGTTGTACACGCGCCTCGCGCCCGGTGGAGGGGTGCTCATCATCAACACTCGCTGGCACATGGCTGACCTTTCCGGGCGGCTGCTTGAGGCCGCCGCACGGGGGGAGGGCGACCACTGGCGCGTGGTAAACTTCCCGGCCATCGCCACGGAGGATGAGCCGCACCGCAAGGCAGGTGAAGCCTTACACCCTGAACGCTACCCGTTGGAGCAGCTTCTTGCCATCAAGAAAGCCCTCGGCACACGCGACTGGGAGGCCCTGTACCAGCAGCGGCCTACGCCAGACGGCGGCGCCATCTTCAAATCCGAGTGGCTGCGGTTCTGGCTCCCCAAAGACCTGCCGGAGCAGTTCGACCAGCTCCTTATCTCGTGGGATATGACGTTCAAGGACGGCGACGATACCGACTTTGTTGTGGGGCAGGTGTGGGGCCGCAAGGGGGCAGACCGCTACCTCCTCGATCAGGTCCGGCGGCGCATGGGATTTACGGACACGGTCGCCGCGTTCCGGGAGCTCGCCGCCAAATGGCCCGGCGCAGCCCGCAAGCTGGTGGAAGACAAGGCCAACGGCCCGGCGGTCATCGACGCGCTGAAACACGCCGTGCCCGGTATCATCCCCGTGGAGCCGGACGGCAGCAAGACGGCTCGCGCCCATGCTGTGACCACGTTCTTCGAGGCCGGGAACGTCCTTATCCCGCACCCTGAGCATTGCCCGTGGGCGCGGGAGTACGTCGCGGAACTGACGCAGTTCCCCGGAGCGCCCCACGACGACCAAGTGGACGCCACCACGCAGGCCCTCCGCGACTTCGATACCAAGCGGCCCATGTGCATCGACACCCGGATACTGCGCCAGCCGCGCATGGAGTTGAGGCGCATTGGGGGGATTTGAGGCTGCGTGGGACCCACGCGTTACCCTTCCGTTACCCCAGTACTATGTAGCCTGCTGTAATGGTAGACTATTTTTTTTGAAATCGTAACCCCTCCGTACCTTGACTTCTTCCAGCTTTTGTGCTGTTCTTTTTTCACGGTGCTTCAAAACACCTTCGCTGGCGGTAGCCAACCCCGAAACGTGGCCTTTTTTGTGCCCTGTCAAGACTTGTATCCTCTTGGCTGTGGTGTATCCTACGGACATTGACTCCGGGTGTGGGCTAATACAATACCGATTCGTCGGGAATATGCCCGCTGTCCAGCGACAGTTTTGAGCACCCGGAGTTTTGCTATTTTGGCGGCTCCAATCAAAAAAATCGCTGGAGGCACATCATGTGCGAACTTCTCCCTGTCACCTTTCACGGCGACACCATCTTCTGCATCGACTATCAGAACCAACCCTACACGCCCATGCGGCCAATCGTGGAAAATATGGGGCTTGATTGGGGCGGTCAAGCAGTAAAGCTCAAGGCCAACAGGGGGCGATGGACTGTAGAGATGATCTCTACGGTTGCCCAAGACGGGGTTAAACGTGAAATGCTTTCCATGCCTGTCCGCAAGCTCCCCGCGTGGCTCAACAGCATCAATCCGAAAAAAGTACGTCCCGAACTCCGGGCCAAGATCGAACTTTATCAGGCCGAGAGTGACGACGCTCTTTGGAACTACTGGATAAATGGAAGGGCGGAACGCGCCAAGGCTGAACCTGTCATACCTTCCCCCATCTCCAAGCGCACCGACCCTGAACGCAAGGCACTGACCGCCATCATCAACACATGGGTGGGCATGGCCCCGATTCACTACGCCTCGGCACGGGCACAGGTGAACGCCCATTTCGGCGTCACTTCTGTGGACGCTCTGACCGTGGCGCAGGTTAAGGAGGCTATTCAGTGGGTACAGGCAAAGATTGACGCTCTCCCCGCTGTGCCCGCCCCCGCCCGTACCCCGGTGCTTCCCGCCTCTTCAATTTACGCCGACCGCATGAAGGCCCTCACTGATCTCGAAAAGCGGTTTATGGAGTTCGCGGGGGAAACCAGAACCCGCCTTTCCGAACTCAACGCCGAGTACATCCGCCTGAACCAAGGGGCTTATGCCGCCATGCTCGGCATGATTCCGGCGATACAGCCCGGTTCCAAGGATAGGCTTATCGACGCGCTGGCGTCTCAATCATATGATGCCTACAACTGGATTGACGCCGGGCTGTCGCGCATGAGGCTGGCTATCGTCTCGGCACGGGCGGCAAACAGAACAATCGCAGAAGCGAACTAGCAAACAGGGCCCCCGCCGGAAACGGGGGCTTTTCTTACTCGGGTAGTTTTACGCAATCCGTTTACCACAGCCCATCGTCCCGGCACGGCCCCTTCACAAAGGGGTTTTCGTTGCCTTGCAGTTTTTCGATGCGCTTGGCCCGTGTGCACTCCCACGCATCCACTTGGTACATCTTGTCCCACGCGTCCATGAGCTGCGCCTGCTGGCGGCTCATGCGGTAGCGCGGGGCGTAGGCGTCGGCCATATACTTGTAGGTCCGGGCAATTTGTCCCCTTGATCTGATAGGCGGCTCGGCCTTTCTGTCCGCAATCTTCATCTCACAACTCCCGAAGTCCGGCTTTTCTCCCGGCAACATCTGAAAGTTGTAGTTCTGGCGTAGGGCATTCACCGCGCCGATGGCCGGATACAGATTGTACAGGTCAGCCTGCATGAGCCTGTATTCCCGGCTGACCTTCTCGGCGCACTTGCGGCCTTTGAACGCCTTTCCCCTGTTGTCCACGCACTGCGCGTCGCCCTCGCGCCACTCCGCGAACGCCTGCCCGAAGTTCTCGGCTGGGACCACGTGTTCCCATTCCACCTTCCCGGCCCGCTTCTCGTGCTTCGCGGCAGTAAAACCCTCCGGGAGGGTGACGTTCTTCTTCTCGTCGAACGCCGCCCCGCAGTAGAGCGTGATCCGATGGTCATAATAGACCTGCCGTTCCAGCGTCTTCTTGGCCTTGCTGAACGAATCGTTCCATTCGTTGCCCGCGGCCTGCGCCTCGGACGTCATAACCAACGCGGCCAGCAGAAACACCATGATGCTTTTGTACATGCGGATACCTCCCTAAAGGTATCCATGTATATATAGATTAATCTATATTGATACAATATGAAAGGTGTCCGACATCCATGCACCCGAACCTTGTTCACGGTGTGTTTTCTTTTTGGCTCGTAGCATTATGGGCACATGAGCAAGAAGCGCACTTATCGACACGCCACCTCCATACCTCAAGTGCAACCGTCGCGCCGTCTGAATCTCTCCCCGGACGTGCGCGGCGGCCTTGCTCAGTCTTTGCCACCTACGCCCGACGACATCAGCCGGTTGTACGGTCCTGCGAAGACGCTCGGCGCGCCCGAAGATGTGCAGCTTGCGATGGATGCGCGGCTTGCGGATTCCGGCGTCTATTCCCTGCTCCAGCACTCGCTTGAGCTTGGGGTCGGGATTGCGCCGCAATTCATGGGCTACGGCGTCCTCCAGAACCTTGCCCAGAACGGCCTGATCCGTGCCTGCGTCGAGACGGTATCCGACGATATGACACGAGCGTGGATTGAGTTCAAGCGCGAAGGGGAGGGCGGCGACGAATCATTGCTCACCGACCTCGCACAGGCTTGCAAGAGATTGGGGCTCCAGCGTCTTTTCCACGAAGCGACGGAGCTTGTAGGGTACGAGGGCGGGGCCTTCCTTTTCATCGACACCGGGTCCGTCGGCCAAGAGCTGGAACGCCCGCTGAACGTCAGCCCGTATTCCGCCGAACTCAGGCCCGGCGGCGTGCTGCGCTTCGTCGTCATCGACCCCGTGAACGTCTTCCCCGGAGACTACAACAGCCTTTCGCCGCTTGAGCCGGACTACTTCCGCCCGCGCTGGTGGTGGGTGCTTGGGCAGCGGGTGCACGCCTCGCGCCTCATCCGATTGGTTGCGAACGAATGCCCGGTGCTGCTGCGGCCCGCCTACAATTTTTTGGGCATCCCGCAGGCGCAGATCCTCTGGGATTACGTCCTGCATTTTCAGGAATGCCGCGCCGCCGAAGCCCGGCTACTGACCAAGTTTTCGCTGACCGTCTTCAAGACGAAGATGGAAGACATCCTGTACTCAGCTGGGGGCACCGCTCAGATCGATACCCGCATCCGGTACATGATTCAGACCATGACCAATGATGGCGTGCTTGCCGTCGACAAAGAATCGGAAGACGTGGTCAAGCTGGAAACCCCGCTTTCAGGCGTGACCGACATCGTGCGCCAGTCCCTTGAAATCCTCGCCGCCCTGAATCGCACTCCGGCGGTCAAGCTGCTCGGCATCAGCCCGTCCGGGTTCAATGCCACGGGCGAATCGGACATCCGCAACTATTACGACCATGTCAGGAGCCAGCAGGAGAAAGTCCTGCGCGACGGCATCAAGAAGGCGCTCGACTGTATCCAGCTCTACCTGCGCGGAACCATCGACCCTTCCGTGACTTTCGACTTCGCGCCCCTCGGCGAAGAGGATAGGGCGGCCCTTGCGACGCTCCAGAAGACCAAGGCCGACACCATTGCGGTCTACGTGGACCGGGAAATCATCAGTCCGGAAGAAGGGCGTCAGGCCATCGCCAGTGACCCGGACAGCGGCTTCTCCGACATCGACCCGGCGGAAGTGCCGCAGGGCAACGGAATGCCTGACGCCCTGCCGGAAACCGGGGAAGAGGGATTGATGCCCGACATCGACGATGTGGACAAGGCCGGGGCCGTCTATGGCTAAGGTCATCCGCGCCATCAAGCCCAACGCGGGTATTCGGGCGAAATACCGGAAGCGGCTGGTATCTCTCCTCGACGAGATGCAGCGTTCCGTCGTGTGGTGGCTGCGCGCCGAGTATCGGCAGCAGGAAACTCGGATAGCACAAGATGCATCCCCGGCGAGTGACCTGCAAGACCGCCTCAAGCGCCTGTTCCGCTACTGGACGAAGCGGTGGAGGGAAAGCGCGGAGAGTTTCGCGCGGGAGTTTGTGGGCAGTACGAGGCGGCGCACGGAAGCCAGCATGAAGCAGGCCCTCAAGGATGCGGGCTTTACGGTGAGGATGGATAGAAGCAGGGCCATGAACGACGTGGCGCGGGCTCTTTTCGAGGAAAATGTCAACCTCATCAAGTCCATCCCGCAGCACTATTTCACGGAAGTGACGGGGCTTGTACAGCGATCCGCCAGCATGGGCCGGGGCGTGGCCTTTCTTACCGACGAACTGCACAAGAGGTACGAGATCACCCGGCGCCGGGCCGAATTTATCGCCCGTGACCAGTCCAACAAAGCGACTGAGGCTCTTAAGCGGGTGCAGGACAAAGAGCTCGGCATCACCGAAGGCATCTGGGTGCATGTGCCGGGAAAGAAAACGAGCCGCCATACCCACCAGATGATGAACGGGAAAAAGTTCGTCATCGCGGAAGGGCTCTACGACTCTGACGTGAAGCGCAAGGTGCTTTGCGGCGAGCTTCCGGGGTGCCAATGCACGTATCGGTCCGTCATCCCTGAATTTGGAGACTAGTCTATGTATCAAAACAAAGGCGTCACCTTCGACGCGTCCCCCTCACAGCGGGAAACCGACGAGAACGGGTTCCTGCACGTCGGGGCGTCGCACATCACGAAAGCGACGGTGAACCCCTATTACGGGCGGGAGATTCCGGGCTGGCAGGAAGCCGGGCTTGACCCCGAGGCTGTCTATTACGGGCTTCGTGACCCGGAAGAACTTCAAGCATCGCTTGAGACATGGGCCGGGCTGCCGCTGCACATTGAGCACCACATCGACAGCGCGGAAGAGCCGCAGAAGCTCACCCGCGTGGGCGCGGTGGGCACAGGCGCGGTCTGGAACCCGCCGTATGTGGATGCGCCGCTGACCGTGTGGGATCGGGCCGCCATCGACGCCATCGAAGACGGTTCCTTCCGGGAACTCTCCTGCGCCTACCGTTACGACCCGGATTTCACGCCGGGCAGCTACGAGGGCACCCCCTACGATTTCATCATGCGGAACATCCGAGGCAACCACGTCGCGCTGGTCGAAGAAGGGCGGGCCGGGCCGGACGTGGTGGTGGCGGATTCTCATCCAACTTCAACGAAAAAAGGAACGTTTATGGGCACGTTTAAGAAATGGTTCCGGGGCGCGCAAGACGACAACCCGGACATCGAAAAGCAGGAAGTGGAGCTTGCGCAGGCCATCATCGACCTGCACAAGGTCGACCCCGTGACAGGCGAAATCGTGGACGTCACCGAAGACGAGGACAAGGCGGAGGAAATCCGCAAGCTTGTCGGTGAACTGTCCGCCAAGCTCGATCCAGAGGACGTCAAGAAATTGACGGACTCCCTCGCCGATCTCGCCTACTCCAAGGCCACGGGCGACGAGAAGCCGGAGAAAAAGGAAGCGATGGACGAAGAAATCAAGAAAGCTATGGACGCCTGCGGCCTTGATGCGGAAGACCCCGCCGAGTCCCGCGCCTTTGCCAAAGGCGTGAAGTATGGCGAGGAACTGGAGCGCAATCCGGACGAACGCAGGAAGCTCGACCGTGAGCATGAGTCCGAGGGTATGAAAAAGGCTATGGATGCCTGCGGCCTCGACGCCGAGAACCCGCAGGAGAGCAAAGCCTTTGCCGAGGGCGTCAAGTACGGTGAGGAGCTGATCCGGAACCCCGAGGAACGGCGCAAGCTCGACCGCGAACACGAATCCGAGGGCGAACGCCGCGAGCTCGGCAAGGACGAGGACAAGGACGCGGCCATCAAGCGCATCCTCGCTTCCGTCCCCGACCTCACGCCGGAGCAGAAAAAGAAGCTGACGGACTCCCTCGCCGATATCGCCTATTCCCCCGCGACCGGAGATGAAGACCCGGACGACAAGGGAACCGCTCAGGACAGGGCATTTCGCCGCCGTGGTCCCCGCCCCCTCACCGCGATGGACGCCGCCCGCATCAAGGCCTCCGCAGTCGCCGAAGCGCAGGAGCACATGCGGAACCTCACCCGTGCCGTGCGCGACGTGCGCGGGCTGGTGGGCGAACTTGACCCGCTGTCCTTCGACTCCGCGTCCGACGTCTACGGCTACGCGCTGGAGCAGCTTGGGGAGAATCCCCGCAAGTATCCCCGGCAGGCATGGCCCGGTATGATCGATATCCTCCGCAAGCAGAAGGCGACACCTTCCGTTGCCCGTGACGCGGCCCCCGTCGGGCGCATGTCCGGCAGCTTCGCCGGGCTTTCCAATATCACCATTGCCGAATAGGAGGCACACCATGCCTTTGCAGTCCCAAGTCAATCTCTCCGTCGCTCCCGGCGTTGCGGGCGATAAAGCGACGCCCGACCAGAGCATCTACACCCCGCTCAACCCTCTGGCGGCGGTGGCCCTCCCTGTGGGGCGCTTCGTCTTCCCGGTTGTGGATTCCGGCGTGATCGACAATACGCGGGCCACCAACGTCGCGGGCACCGCCACAGCCGTGCTCGGCTTCGTTGAGCGCGTCATCAACTACGTGAACTATGAAATTTTCTCTGACGGCACCCTGACCGTCCCGGAAGGCTCGAACCTCACCGTGGCCGTGAAGGGCGACTATTGGGCCGTTTCCACGACCAAGGCCACGGTGGGGCAGGCCGTCCTTGCCTCCACCGCTGACGGTTCAATCAGCACCGGGACCCCCGACGGGACGCACCTCGATACGGGGTGGGTCGTCAAGACGCCAGGTGAAATCGGGGAACCGATCATCATAAGCAATTGGGGACAGGCCGCAGCGTCGGGATCCGGCGGCGACACCTCGAACCTGATGCAGAAAGATTTCAGCAACGCCACCGGAGCGCTCGGCGTGGCCAACGGCGGAACTGGCGCAACCACTGCGGAACAGGCCCGCACCAACCTCGGCGCAGCCGCCGCCGGAGCGTAGGAGGTACTACATGAATCCGACTTTTGAACAGGCCAAGCGCTACGGCTTTATCTTCCCGGGCGCCCGCATGTGGGCAACCCCGGAGAACCGCGCTCGCATCGCGCAGGACGCCGCGCTCATCACTACTCCGAACACGACCGTCCCCGCCGAGCTTCTGGCGTATATCGACCCGATGGTCATCGAAATCCTGACCGCGCCCCGGCGCGCCCGTGAAATTTTCGGTGAAGAGAAGAAGGGCGACTGGACGACCCCGTACATGAAGTGGCGCGTGGACGAAATGACTGGAAAGACCGAGCCGTATTCCGACTATGCCAACGGCACGACTTCGGGCGTGAACTCCGAATGGCAAACCCGCGTGCAGTACGTCTTCCAGACGTCCATCACCTACGGAGACTTTGAAGTGGACATGTCGAGCACGGCGAAAGTTAACCTCGCTGCCTCCAAGCAGCGTGCGGCCGCCAACGTCATCGACATCGACCAGAACCGTTTCTACCTGCTCGGCGTCGCCGGGAAGGAACTCTACGGCATCCTTAACGATCCGAACCTCCCTGCTGCGATCACCGCAGGGGCCACGGGCACGGGCGGCTCCACGAAATGGGCCGACAAGACCACGGTGCAGATCTACAATGACGTCCTCGCCCTGTTCGCGCAGCTTTCCGAGCAGTCCAGCGGCCTCATTGACAAAGACACGCCCCTCAAGCTCTGCCTCTCCCCCGAACTGGCCGTTCGCCTCGGCGCGGCTACCGATTTCAACGTGTCCGTGCTGGATATGTTGAAGCGGTACTTCACCCGCATTGACATCGTGACCGTCCCCGAGCTGCACAGCATGACCGCCGGGGAAACCATGTTCCTCATCGCCCCCGAAGTGAACGGGCAGCGCTCCGGCACACTGGCCTTCGGAGAAAAGATGCGTGCCGGACGCGTCGTGCCCGACCTGTCCAGCTTCCGTCAGAAGTTCGTCGGCACCACCTACGGCGGTATCGTGCTCATGCCCTTTGCCTTTGCCCAAATGACTGGAGTCTAGTCCCATCCTTCCCTCCATGCGAAAGCCCCAACCGCCTGTTTAACGGTTGGGGCTTCTTTGCATCTTTGGGCTCTGCTCAGTAATGATAACTTCTGTCCTCTACATGCAAAAAGTAAGCAGAAATGCGCCTCGGTGTTCTGATAGTCGTTCTTTGACAAGGGAATAGGGAAAGGATAGAAAACCGCTGTGGGGCACTCTCCTGAAAGGAGGGTACTCCATGCGACACTTCCTCCGGGACGTCGCTGTCCAAGTGATTGGCGGCGTCATTGTGGCTGTGGTGATTCGGTTCATGCTGAACCAATAACGCAGTTGCCCCGGTAGGAGGTGCGAACTCCAACCGGGGCGCAAACTTGAGATGATCAATCTCGGGAGGGTGTCCCACGGGGCGGCAGGTGTGTCACCACTTGCCGCCCTTCCTTTTTTCAATAGCCATTCCCGTGCTCGGGGTCAAGGGCTATCCTAGCATCAACCTGTTCGCGGTCTTCGCGGCACGGATTGCCGCTCTCATTTCCGAGATTCCCGCGTCAATCCACGTCTGGGCGTTGTACGAGTTGGACTGTAGGATGCCGAGAAGCGGATCCTTCGAGATGTTCTGCCGGGAACATACCCGGTTCAGCAGTTCGGGATAAGTGCTCTCCTTGACGCGCAAGAGCTCGTTGACGAATCGGTGGAGCCGGGAGCGGGTTTCCCCCGCGAATTCGATCCATTCCTCTTCGAGGCGGTCGAGGGCCGCGATGCGGGCGGCGTAGACGCTGGAGGCGGGAAGCGCAGGGTACGGGATCGCGGATTCCGCCGTGGGTATGGCGTTGATGGCGCGGACGCGGACGGAAAGCAGGAACTCGCGGGCCTCGGGCATGAGCCGGGCCGGGAGCTGCTTGTATTCTGCAATCCTAAAGTGGCGGTTGAACTTCGCCCAGATTTCGGCGCGGGCCTTGCCCTGCACCGCAGCGGGGTAGGTCGAGAGCTTGGCGTCTACGATGAGCTTGAGCTCGGCACGTTCCGACGCGCTGATCAGCTCGTCGTTGAGCATCACGGGTTCGGCTGCCGGCACCCTGTCGCCGTACTGCTCGATGACGTCCAGCACCCACTTGCGGAATGCCTTTGCTACCGGAGTCCGGGCGAACATCGCGAGGAGATGGCAGCCGCGTAGGGAGAAGATGCGGGTAGGAAGCTCTATGACCCCCGTGGTCAAATTGACCACCGTTGACATTATTGAAGAAAATTCATCTTTGTTACGCTCGTAAATTTTATGGACTGAACGCTCATCTTTGTATCCAAGGGCACTTGCGAGTTGTCGAGCGGGAATCCAAGGCTGACTGTCGTGGGTGACGGGCGAGAAGGTGAATTCGTTGAAGCAGAGTGGAATGGTCATAGAAGCTCCTGTAAATTTTCGACGTTCACAGAAGGCATTCTTCCCAACGAAAAATGCCGGGTGGTCGAAACGGCTACAGGAACCGCTGCCCGCCTTTGGGCCGAAGCCTTGGACATATCGGGCACACCCGGCATCGATAAGATGCAAGTATAGCAGGAAACCGCAGTCAAAAAGAGTCTTGACTTCGGCAAAAGGGCACAAAAAGAGCCATACTTTCGGGTGGCGCTGTCCGCCTGTAGGTGTTTTCGACGCACCGTACGAAGACAACGCCATATTTTTATGATAATGTCAAGCGTTTTTGCAATGTTATATTGTCATCTAGACAGCTTTCTCTACAGCGAGTATCGTCAATAAATCTTTAGGGTCTTCCCCACGCATGTGGGGGTGTTTCTCTATGAGTGCATTTTCTTATAAGTTTTCCGAGCAAGCCAGCCGAAAAGAAGAGCTAGTACGCCCCATACACAGAACCCGGCAGGATTGGGTGTCGTCTGGGCAGCGCAGCCGATGGACAGGATCGCAAAAACTACGGTCAGCATTATCCAGAACACTAGCGTGATTTTCTTTGGGGGTGCCTGTGGAAGCTCACGCGCTACAAACGGGCTCGAATTGCTTTCTCCGGATACGCTGGCACTGCAAGATGTGCTCCGTCTAGATGGAGTTCCTCCCAACTTGCTTGTGTAGGAAATGCCCGTTCCCGGAATCCCTACCGTTCCCTTGACCCCTTTTGAACTCAGGTTGACCGTAGCTCCAGCCTTCCCGATGCTCAGGCTGGTAATCCCTTTTTTGCCGATATTCAGCTTGACGCCGGGGCAAATGCGAATGGATTTCCTAACACGAAAAAAGCCCATAGTATCCCCATTGATAAAAAGGCCCCGAATAAGACGGGGCCTTTTCCATTAAGCTTTTGGCCTCGTCAATAAAGCAAATAGGCCTGTGATAACTGCACCAATGACCCAGATGATTAAGATCATTGTGACGCCGAGTCCAGTACCGATGGCTGCCCCGGCACGTTCGGCATCTGTTGCAAGGGTTGCCGTCTTTTCGGAAACGGCGCTCACTCCGCCGACCAGCCATGCGACCATAAGCAGATTGTACAAATAGAATAGCCAAAGGCATATTTTACCAAAAATACCGCGTTTGGGCTTGCGCAACTGCTTGCCGCACTTAGGGCATGACAAGGCTGAGTTGCTTACCTCGGAACCGCATTCTGGACATTTGATCAAGGCCATCGTTTTCCTCTCTAGTTTGTAGATTCTTGTTTTTGTTCCTCAGCAAAAACCGGAACAAGCCCTCCATTGATGACGTAATCGGAAGCGACATTAGAAAGAATAAGGGTTGCTGTGTTTTTAGCAGGTATGGCGGAATAATTCCCCCATGCTGGCAGCCCGGCGAAGGCGGTACCATCAACATATATCGCATTGGGAAAGATTTTTAGCTCTTGATCCGTATCGTTTGTAAGTTTGATTACAACGTTCAATGCCAGCTTGTTGGCCATAGGATTTTTTTTGGCTTTGGTTATCTTCTGGCGTATCTCATCTGAAAGGGCAAAGAAAACAGTCCCTTTTTGATTTCTGACAATAGCAATTCCTTTTGGGGTATAGTTTTTTACATCGGGCGGAAGTGTTCCGATCTCCATTGGAACGAAATAGGTAGCCAGCGATTCCATCCCTTCCTGCTTGCATTCATCAAATTCAGCTCCGGAGAAAAGCTGCTGTACGCTCCGGGTTGCATCGGAGAGAGCTTTTGAAGGTTTTGTCTTATCTTCAAAATCAGCACAGGAGGGCACTTCTATACGTAAAACGGTTT